AGCATCGCTATCAATTTTAGCATCGCTATCAATTTTAGCATCGCTATCAATTTTATCAGATGGTAGCATCTGCTTACTCTGAGAGTATTCGTTCAGCATACTTACATTGGTATTCATCATGTGTCTTATTTTCATTACTAATCCTTTAGATCAACTTGATAGTGTTCGGTTTTCAATTTCCGTACGCGTCGTTGAATAGTTTACAAACCTTCCTTGTTCCGCGATTGTATGGGATGCCGAGAGAATAGGGGGGTATATCATTTTCCAGTTCAAAAGAAGAATTTCCATTAGGTTGTCTGCGAGTATTTGAGACTATGAAACTTTCCATTTGTTCTATGATGTTAGGGTTATTATCATCCGGAGAAAAGTGGGCAATCTGTTTTCCGTTTAGGAATAGGATCAGAAATGGCACGTATTCGATAGGCGTATTGGTCATGGCAGACATGTCCATCAGAATATAGTTATCATTTGCCATGTCCATGTACTGAAAATTAACCCCTCTTACAATGGTAGAGAGACGTTTAAAAGCTGGCATGAGATCATGACACCATTTACATGAGTTAGTATAGATGAATACGAATGAGTATCCTTGGTCGTTAATTTTAACCAATTGACCATCGTTAACGGTGAAATCCCTTGATGTTAAATACATTTTATATACGATTATATTATTCTTATATGTGATTACATACTAATGAGTTGGAACAACGCGAGCATCACAAGGAAAATAAGAGTCTTTACAAATATGAGAACCGCGTCAGAGTCGGGGACTATGGTTTTGAGAAAGTTATCTATCATGGGGAGACTGAGCACCACGAACATGATGGCGGGTATGATAATCTTTTTCAGTTGAAGTGATTTTGCTACGTTAACTCCATCCCCGAAAATCTCCCGCATCACGTTCATGTCAACGTCTGACGGTTGTTCCTGAGACGTTGGTAGATTTTTAATTTGATCGGCCATTTTCTTATTCTATGATAAATCATGTAAATTTAAAGTGCACGCTTCTTATCAGTCTCTGATATTTGCAAATCACGTTCCTTTGCCATCTGTTGTGCTAGGGACGTAACGTCAATTCTTTCTTTCTTTTGAATCGGAGGAGTGTCGCTAGGTGGTTCCAGCTCTTCGTCTGGTAATTCAGTAGCCGATCTAACTAACATGGTCCTACCTACACCTTTTCCTACACCTTTTACTACAGGCTGTTCTGGAACCTGGTTGTGTTCAAGCTTCAACTCGTTGATAACCTGATCGATCCACATGTAGATGTATTCACTTTCAAACTTTTGTTTGGTCTGGTTGATTGTTGAACCTGCGTAGTACTCGACCAACAGAGTGGGCACGTTTTTAATATCATTCTTATCAAGCACATCCTTGAAATTAACATAGTCAATGCAAGTCATGGTCATACCAATCACCTTTGGGAAATCGAAAGATAACCCCTCAATGTAAGATAGTAAGTCTATCGATGCCTGGGAGTATTTCGAGTATAACAACACGCAGTGTTTTCTGTTCATTTTATATCCATATGTTTTGCCTTTAGATTCTTGACGTTTATTAATGCCTCTCAGAAATCTTCAGCACATGTTTAAAATTTATAACCCATACTGGGTTATAAATGACGTCTAATTAATACAAAATCTTTCCAAGCTTTTAAACATCTCTAAGTTGCCCACCTCCAGTCTGTGCATATCTTTGGTTATTCCTTCCTGTTCACGTAACTTTAAATATGCACCAAGGTTCGCTCTAATCTCACCTTCATATAGAGTGATTCGGTCCTTGTACAATGGGTATATCTTTTCAAACTCTTCTCTACTTTTATCGTAATAATCAAAAATGACTAGTTTAGCGATGCTCTTATCGTCAAGGATTGATTTGATAAGTTCACTGCAGAAGCCAATCATTATGACCCTGTTTCTGGGCTTGTCATTTGACTTTGTAGATGATGAAATGGTTACCATTTTATGAAAGAATATTGCCTTTAGGCCACATGTGATCCTATAAGAGAAAAAAATAAGTTGAATTTTACTTGCAAAAACATGTAATAAAGCAAAACTATGTACTTAATACGTTTGGCATCTGACAAATGTGATCTCAGGGACGAGTACTCGTTAAATGAGTACATTACGTTCCTGGCAACATATGTTACCTCAGTGGACAACCTCATCGAGGTTATCAAAAGTCTCAAGTGTAAACTAACGACTGATAACCTTGATGATTTCTTCGAACCATTGACGCCTTACATTGAGACGTATAAACCTAAGCAATCTACTATCCTCAAAACATCCCATGCATTCTGTAACAAATGTGAACTGTATATACCTTCACATCTCCGCGTCTGGAGTAAGAACAACCCTGAACTCTTTTCAACGGAAATTGCCTTCTTTCATAGCCTACTAACGTATTTTAAGACTTTGATCAAGGCTGACACGGCTACTTACCCTTTAGATGATTTAATCAATGGAGAAGATACACCACTTTCTGGACAAACAAACCGTGAAAAGTTGAAATTGATCGCTTCTGTTGTAAAATATTATGACGTTATATGTGAACATTTATTATAACCACGAAGGGTGGGTCAAACAGTTAAAGAAGAGTTGAATATCCAAGAAACATATTTATGAGCATAAAGTGATAGACAAAATGACTATGTCTAATAAAGTTATTATGATGAACAATCAAATTACAAAGGAAAATGTTAAATATCTAAGGAAAATTCCAGATGTTGACAAGGAAAACCCTTCAGTAGAGTTGTACTGTTCTGAGTATAGGAACCAGAATTGCATCCCTCATAGCACCAATGCGAAAAGCTACGTCTTTCATGGCGACACGCTTTTCCTTGAAAGCTACCCCTACTCGATTGAACTCACCAAATCCAAATATGAAGGTTTTGGATTTGAGTTTGAAAAGTGTAGGTTTTCTGAGGCGCATGAAGGTACCTTGCTTCGAGTGTTCAACATTGAAGGAAAGTGGTACACCTCCACAAACCGACGTCTGGATGCTTTCAATAGTAAGTGGGCGGCAAAAACGACCACATTTGGTCTCCATTTTGCCGACACGGTCAGAGAAAACATCAGGAGTGTCACTGACGATGAATATTTCGAAGATGAAGATGAATCCTTAGAGGAGAGAAAGAAGAATGCCAAGGAATACCTCAACGCGATTTATGATAAAAATCTGGACAAATCCAAGAAGTACATGTTCCTGTTGGAGCCATGTAAAGAGGAGCGCATCGTTTGTCTCACAGGATCACCCCGCTTCTTAAATATTGGAGTGTTTGACAAAGACAACAAATTGTCATTTAATGAGGATGTGATCATGGATGGGTTTAAAGTTCCGAGACCTCGAGAGCACGTCTTTAAAGACGTGCAGGAAATGTTTTCCGCACTTGACTCGGTAGATATTAATCACATTCAGGGATTCATCGCCATTCAAGAAAATAAGCACTTTAAATTCCTCAATGATAGGTACAAATATTTATTCAACGTGAGAGGAAACGTGTCAAGCATCAGATTTAGGTTCCTTGAGCTCAACTGCCAGAACACCGTCATCAATCTGAGAAATAGGACCAATCAGCAGACTACTGCTCAGATTGGTAATATGCTTGAAGACTTTTGCCACCTGTATAACTTCAACCCTCAGCCCCTGCTCAACTATATCTGGACGACGGTTGTAGTGGATCTTTTCAACAAGTACAAGAAAAGGTATATCGATAAGACTGAGCCCTCGGACAGTACAATCACTTCAAAACAGGATAGGATGTTGAAAGAGATTCACAATCGTTACAATGAGTCTGTGAGACATGGCAATAGAATAATAACAGATAAAAACAGGATTTCAGACATCCTCGCGATACAGAAGCCATCAGATCTCAACCAGCTCATTGGAGAATATGAAAAGATTGATAAAAATGCAAAGCGAGAGATCGCTGCATGAGAAGAAAGTAAACAACTAATTCGACCACTGCCCAAACCATCGGGCTTTGAAAATTTTACCCCACGGGGTAACATTTTCTCAACATGAAACTGAAATCTAAAGACAGTCAGTGTATAATTATAAAATGTATCTCACCGTAAGTCAATTGCTTAACAATCCTTGTAAACTCAGTTATCTCAATGACCAGTACATGCAAGAGGTCTTCAGGTTCAAGGATCATGACATTCTATTTCTAAAATTATTTTGGCATCCAGGTTTTGACGAATTATGGATCCTCCTTGATGAGCCGTTCATTGAAGCTTGGCTCATTAAGGATAACAATCTCACTCTTAATCGATTGTATCAACAGGTTCTTACCATGTTTCACAGGGAAACTGACTACAGGTTTTCAACAGAAGACAATCATGAGAATATGTATATGGTAAAGGGTTACTGCCTGAAGGATCTCTGCCTTATTTGCAATAAGCTCTTCAGGGATTTCTTCGTGAGGCTAGCCCGAGTGGCACACATGCTCATGCTCACCAAATCCATTGATGACAATTCACTCCAGATGACAATTAACAAAACAGCTAAGCAGGTCGGGGTTCTCTCTCAGAAAACAGATAATCTCACATTCCTCGTCGATGAAATAGTAGGTAAGCGAGTGGAAGAGATTGCTAAGAGGGTCGTGGTGTCTCAGTCTGATTGTGAGGAAGTGATTAACCTCGTCAGATTACCATCGTGCAACGATGCAACGTCGCCGCTAATACCTGTTCATCTCAGGAATGCTGGGTACGTCGTTATAAGATGTCTCCGTAAGAACTACGCGAAGCATTTGAATAGGATTAAATCATACGGTAATCTTATTAACGAAGAAGTGTTTAAAAAACCCATTGAAAACAGAGGTATAAATTTGGTCAGTGAACTCAGAGATATGGGTGTCAAGACGCACAAGAGTAATGGTATCTCCTCGGATGATCATGTCGATCTGATAGAGAAGGTCAAGGCCATCCTCGAAATAGAAGACAAGATGTGAAACAAGCTAGGCTATTTTATGTTCATTACATTAACATGTAATGAAACCATATTCCTAAAAAAATTGAATAGATTTATCGACTAACAATCTAATATATTAAAAGGATGTTTGATAGTAAGAACAAAATAACAACAAACGTTTCCCTCAACGAATTCCTGAGGGAGATGAAGGCACCCAATGATCCCACTCATACACACGTGTCAATGGGTACCCCTATGGGTGTATACTCCTTTGGTTCAAAAATGAAGGAATTTTGGCACATCTATAGCAACACCCTTTCTCAAAATAATCCAGTGTACCTTGCCGAAAACCCAGGGAAAGAGACACCCATCCTTGTTGATATCGATCTCAGAGTAAAAAAGTCTATTTTATTAAAAGAAGATGAGCTACGCCCACACCTCTACACTGACAAACAGGTCAAGGAAGTAGTGAACGCGTACCAACAAGCCATTAATGAGGTTGTAGACTTTTCAAATGTAGACGTGGACAAACAAAACGCATCCTTCACATGTATTTTACTTGAAAAGAAACCATATGAAACAGAAATTGCTGGTGAAAAGTACATAAAAAACGGTTTTCATCTTCACTTTCCTAAACTGTTCCTCGACAAAAAGGTGCAGGAGGTGTACATTATTCCCAAAGTGAAGGAAAAAATTAACGGTCTGTTTGAGAACATTGGAGCCAAAGACTTTATAGATTCTAACGTATTAAACGTCCACTGGCTCATCCATGGATCAAAGAAACACAGCACATCTACTCCCTACAAAGCTACCAAATGTTTCCTCAAAGATGTAAAGGAGGTCACGCTCGAGGAAGGTTTGTCTGATTACGTCTGCAACAAGTATCCAGGTGAAACGATAGAAGACGTGGACTGTAGAAATAATGTGAAGAATATGTTGCCTCGTATCCTATCCATTTTCCTGTACGACCGGGCAGACACGTACTTTTACAATCCCAAACCCAGCATCACTACCCCTCTCATAAAAATATTTGAGATGGTGAAGAGTAGAAGGAAGCAATACGCTAACGACTCTGTAGAGAAAATGCTCCACGAGGCGCAGACACTTCTCAGTATGATTAAATCTTCCCGCGCTGATGACCGACACACTTGGCTAAACTTTGGATATTGTCTTTGGCAGATTAGCGGTGGTGATGACGATGGCTTCTCATTATGGCTAGAGTTCTCAGATCAGAGTGATAAATTCAACGAGAGTGAATGCCTGTCGCTTTGGTCAAAAATGCGTCCCAACAACTACACTATTGGCACGCTTAAGCACTATGCCAAACATGACAATCCTGAAGAGTATGAAAAGATGATTAACAACAAGACCCATCACCTCATCGCTAATTCTGTAAACGGATGCCACAGCGACATAGCCAAAATTCTGTTCAGTGAGTATGGTAATGAATTCGTGTGCAGCGCGCATAAGGAATGGTATCATTTTGAAGATCATATTTGGAAGCCTAGTGCTGGGGGTATCGACCTCCGTAAGCGCATATCAGATGATAGCGGCATCATCATTAAGCAACTCACTAAAAATAAAAATGAAATTTATAAATCAATCGAAGAGTTGGAAGAAAATAACGCAGAGAGGAAGGCGTTGGAAGCACAAATTAAAAAGATGAACTCTCTCATCAGACAATGCAAGACCGCTCCTTTCAAAAACCACGTCATGGTAGAGTCACAGGAAGTTTTCTACAACAGTCAATTTTACAACATGCTTAATAAAAATCCATATCTTGTGGCTTTCCAGAACGGAGTATTTGACTTTGAGAACGACATTTTCAGGGACGGTACCCCTGAGGATTACATATCTGTCGCGATGTCAATCGAATACAAAGATTACGGATCAATCGATCATCCCGATGTGATAGAAGTAGATAAATTTTTTCAAAAGGTCTTCCCAGACCCAGAAATCCGCGACTACTTTCTAAACCAAGCGTGTCGTGTTTTTGTGGGTGGTAATTTTAACAAGGTTATCCTCTTCTGGACTGGCGAGGGTGACAATGGTAAGACAGTTACACAAACGTTGTTTGAAAAGATGCTGGGTAAACTGGCGGTCAAATTCAGCACCTCTCTCATCACAGGTAAGAAAAGCAACATTGGGGCAGCCAGTCCTGAGATGGCTCGCACCGGTGACGGTGTGAGATGGGCGGTTATGGATGAGCCAAATACGGATGAGATAATCAACGCCGGTACACTCAAGGGTTTGACTGGTAACGATTCATACTGGGCACGCGACTTGTTCCAGAAGGGTAAGGATACGAAGGAGATTAAACCCATGTTTAAACTACACATGATCTGCAACACACTCCCGGCCATCAGAGACGCTGATAGGGCTACCTGGAACAGGGTCCGGGTCATCCCATTCGAAAGCACTTTTTTACCACAAGATGAGTGTCCTAATGACTTTGAGGAACAAATGAAGGCGAAGGTGTTCCCTATGGATAAGAACTTTAATGATAAGATTCCCGATATGACGCAACCATTGGCCTGGTATCTCATTCAGAGGTGGCGCGCAATCAAATCGTTGGACCCCGTCGAGCCACAGAAGGTCAAAGTGGCTACTGATATGTACAGACAGGAGAACGACATTTACAAGCAGTTCGAGCAGCAATGCGTCTTTTCAAAGAAGGATTCCAGGCTCTTCCCTGCTACTCTGTACAGTTGTTTCAAGGAATGGTTAAAGGAAGAGTATCCCAACCGCACCCCCTTCAACGGGACTACTTTCAGGACACACTTTATCAAACATTGGGGTGCACTTGTGAAAGACAAGTACTGGCTTGATAAGACGTGCGTAGAGGAAGAAGATGAAGACGAAGTCTAACCAATGAGCTAATCACGTGCCTTACACGCCTTTTACTTTTTAGATAGTTGTAACCCTCCGGGGTTACAACTTTTTTTATGCACTTATGCTTGACGTTTTTCTGCAAAATGTAGGTAGTCGTCGCATCCAAAACTAAAGTCGGGTACCTGCTCGGCTTTGAAGTAGAAAACAGCGTCTGTCCATTCATTACTCTGGATCTGATTATTTATGTAAATACATGTGTAGTCGGTGGTCATTTCGTTCATTAGTTGGCAGAAAATTGAGTACGAGGGGATGATGCTAGCAAAGTTCTTGTAAATCTTTTCACGGTTACTTTGATTGGGGTCCCTGAAAATGAAAATCCCATCTATGTTTGTTCTAATGCTGGGTTTGAAATCAAAGACATACTGGTTGGCGAAAATAGCTAACATGTTCCAATGCCTCCCGTTCTTGAATAACCCTTGCATGAGTGGATCGTTGAATATCTTGACGTCGTCCATACAGTCATCCATCACAAGTACACCCCACGGGTTACTTAGGTGCTGTCTGGCCATTTTCTGACGTTTGATGAAGTTTTCAATCACTTCTTTATTGTATTTATCAAAGATGAATAGATCAGGGAAAAGACTAGAGTAGAACCTGTTGCTGTCCTCGGAACCGGAAATAACGATCCCTGTGGGGATAATGTGTTGCTTGGAGTATAACAGATGTTTGATCAGAACAGATTTGCCTGAACCTGGCTTGCCTATGATGGTTATTTTGGAGCCACCCATATTAAGGTTTTCCAAGTTGGGTCTGATTGAGTTTATATTCAATTCCTTAATAGAAATCGTTTTGAGAACCATTTTTCCTCACAATTTGGGTCTCTAACCCTTTTTTGAGGGAATTTACCTACTTGATTGTTGAATGGTTTAAAATAATTGAATTATAGACAGAATGATTAATAGAAAAGATTAAAGCAATCATGAGTTCAAACATTATCTCTGTTGAAAATGATGATTCATTTCACAAACTAGATGTTAAAAATATTATAGTCGAAAAACCCAACCAAAAACCTACCCCAAATCAAAAGGGTGTCTGGGCCAACATTAAATACAAATACGAAGGAAAGTTGGACAAACTTAAAATTCAGACAACTCAGCTATTCTCATATGGAATCTCGCGCTACGAGGAAACATCTCCCTCCAAAATGTCGTTTGTCATGAGAGACAGGAAGTTGAGAGAAATGCAGGCTAACGGTGAGCAGCTGTCGGATGAACAACTACTCGATATTGAGCTTGAGGATGGAACTATAAAGATTTTGGAAGATATTATGAGTAAAGTCAGGGAGGAACTGATGACAAGCGAAATGATCGCAGCACTCAATAAGACTCGTGACAAAAAGTGGGCTTCTAACGTAGAGAGTATGGAAATTGTCAAAAGGAAAGAACAGGACAATGGTATAGACTCGGTTTATATGTACGCTAAGGTTGTGGAGGGTAATAACTTCATGAAAACTAAGTTTTATGATAACGATGATCAACCCCTCGATCTAGCTGACACTGTCGTAAGGCTTCTCGATAAGAATATTACCTGTCGCGTAATTGCAATGATTGTGGTCGACAGTGTGTTTATTGGAGCCAAGGAGCCATACATTCAGTTGAAGCTTTCAGAGGCAATCCTGAGTAGTGTTATAGAGTCAAAGCCTAAGCGTGACATCCGCTTATCCTCTCATTTGAAGAATAAGTTGGTCAGTGAAAAACCCATCGCGTGCGATTCTGATTCCGATTCCGATTCACCATCTGTCACATGTTCTAACAAGAAGGTCATTAATAACGATAGTGATTCAGATAACTAAATATATGTACCCCTTTTCTTTGAAATTTAACCCTTCGGGGTTACATTTCTGTCATACATTCCCATGATGAATGATTTATGTAGTATTTTAATAAATAAAATGAGTAAAATTATTATCGACCAGATCAATGACAAGTCAATATGGAACGACTCTGCAATAGAAGAGACGATCAAGCGCATGGACCCAGATCAACTGTATCGTTATCAGAAGATGGCCCAATGCATGTACGATAAGGCCAATGATCCTAATCCTCACACCGTTAAAATGGAGGCGTCTACGCAAGTGATGCTAATGTTGCGTGACGGTCTCAATCCCGATATGCTT